CGATGTAAGTAATTTAAAAGTTAATTTTCTTTTTGTAGCAGGTAGTTCAAACTCAAATTCATTTACTCCGTTTGTAACTATGCTCTCATCTAACTCAATATCTTTTAGTGTAGTTAAATCTACATCTATCTTCCTACCATCTATCTCCACCTCATATTCTTTACCATACGCAAGTATTCTTGATGCGATTAGAACACTATTCTTATCACCAATCAGTAAATCATCTACCTTAATTGATTTATCTATGATAAGCGACTCTAATAATTTCTCTACAACCACACCTTGTTTAATAAGGTTAGCAGATGTTAGAATATCCTCTTCTCTTGCCGTCATGTACTTAATTTCTATTTTACCAGATGATAGGGGACTACCTTCCGGATATAGTAAACCCTTAGACGGCAAATCCACTACTTCTGTAGGGAATTTGACTTCAGCCATATTTGACTCCTATGATTTATTTTTGAACTATAACTATTTTTTACCGAACTTCTCAGCCGCTGTAACACCAAGTCCAACTACTGAAATGTACATAAAACATTCCAATATCTTGTCCTTGACCTCAAATGTAGAAAAGGTATCAGCACCCCAACTACAAATCAGCATAAAGAAAGCCATAAAACCGACAAATCTTTTACTAGAGATTTTAGCATCACTAGAAAGCATTTCTCTTAAAAAACTCATATTATCCTCTTAGAATTGTAAGATAGCGTAATCGTATCTTAGTGTTAATGTAATCTCGTTTGGTTCGTTAGTTTCGAAGTTCATATCTCCAAAATTAGCAGATTGAATCATAGCACCTTTTAGTGTCCATTCTTCTACTTTATCTCCTACAGGACCCAATACGTTGAAAGTAACATCTTTCTTGTAAAAGTCTGAGTATCCATCTCTACCTGTAACAGATTCTTTGTGTAAACGAACCCACTCCATAACTGCCTGTGCACCTGATGGTACAATAGGATCGTAAAGAGTGATTTCCAATGGTTCCCAAGAACCTTTTCCTTTTACATATCTTTTAACATTGATATGATTTAATTCGATTTCTTCGAATGTGATAGCTGGTCTAGCAGCTGCTCTGATTAAATATGCAGGGATTCCTTCGATATACATAATAAACCGATTTTTTACTTTCGGTTCAAATGGTGTAAACATAATTTCTGAAGGATCGATTAAGTCTGCCATTTCAGTTCTCCTAATAAGTGTTTAATTCTTTCATATATAAATATAAACAAACTGAAAAATCGATACAGAATATTACCTTATTATTTCATAGTTTTTTCATAGTTTTTTAGTATAATAAAAAAGGGGAACAAATTAGTTCCCCTTTCTCATTGTTTTACACCTCCCTATTATTCAGGAAATGCAGCACCCGTTGGAAGTACTGAGAAGTCCAATACGATGAACTCAGCAGTCCTTGTAGGTTGTATGAATATCTGTCCAACCAACTGATTTCTGTCTATGACATCAGGAGTATTGTTAGAATCATCCATTACAACTTTGAATGCACTCAGACCACTATTAGCCTGAACTGATTCTAAGAACGGATTCACTATATTTAAGAATCTACTTCTTGTAGATGAATCGTTTTGTTCAAATACTAAGAATCTGCTTGAAGAAGCGATAAACTTCTTTAATCTGATTAATAGTCTTCTTACATTGATTCTATCCAAAGCAGATGGTTTAGCTTGTAGTGTTTTCTGTCCGAAAACGACTACACCTTGACCTGGAAAGGATGCAATAGGATTGACTCTACCTTCGTAAAGTTGGTCTCTATCGGTGTGTGTTAGTTTCTTCTTTGTCATTCTAACATTTGTTAATCCACCTCTATTTAATCCAGCAGGAGCAAACCACTCATGAGCTACACTATCTGTGAAAGCAATCACACCCGGTATTACTACTGATGGTGGTACAAGAACAGTGCCTGAGCTCTTAGAAGGATCGTCCATTTTAACCCAAGGATAATAAGTAGCAACATAGTTACTATCTATGTTAACCACATTATTAACTGCCGTAGAGACATTATCGTCAATATCAGAACCATCCATTACATAAAAAGCATCAGCTCTAGCTTCTACTTTATCAATAGCATGGTTACTAACTACTGAATGATGTTTATGAACAATACCTGGTGTTACTAGCATATTGATATCATACTCATCAGGATTACTAACAGCGTTTATAGCCCTCTTGTAAGCAACTGAACCACTAGCAGTAGCATCTGAACAATCAAATCCCATTGTATTAGCAGAACTAATAGAAGTACCAGTATGTTTTGGAGCTGCTGGATTTATACCATCAAAACCATGTTGAAATGGTACAGCAAATTTTAACTGTTGTACTGAAGAGGATATTGATAGATTAGCAGTAGAAGTAGCAAAGTTAGTATACTTCGTAAACTCCGAACTTGCAGTATCACCAAACCCTTTCATGTTCAGTAGACTAAAATCTATATTTAATCCAACAGTTTCACTCTTAGGTATTGGAGACAAATATTCTTTATTTGTTGCCAACTCATCATCACCGAAACGAGAATCAATTTTGAATCCATATGGTAAGTTTTCTTTATAATCAGCAGAAACACGAGGTAACGTTTGACTACGATTAAAAGAAGCTGATGGAACATTAGCAGTAGACTTAATTGGGTCTAGTACTGAAGCATATCCCATAGGTTGTAAAGCTGGATTACTTTCGAATGTATCTTCTTCGTGGTCACCTATTCTTATAAGTTGTGAAAGATTAGGATAATCACCATAAGAAGTAATCTCACCATCATTATTTACAGTTTCAAATTGGTCACCAATTACTTTAACAATATAGTTAGAAGAATCAGGATCCATATTTAGATTACCATAAGCTTCTAATAAGTTACCATCTAAAGAATAAAGAGCTAAACCAAATTCAGCGTAATCTGGACTTGAGTTAGAATTTTGTGGTCTCTTAACATCTCTTATTACTACATAGTGATTGTTTGTATCTGTACCAGCTCCTCTAGTATAGATTCTAAACAAATTAGTTCCATCTTGTGCTTGAATGTAAGGTGTTCTAGCAGAAGCTGCATCTGAGTTACCATCAATGGTTGATATATAATTACCATCAGAAGTATCTACTGTTTCAGTACCTGAAGAAAAATCAACAGTATTATCAGCAATATTTTCTATAGATAGAGAAGAACTTGGTGATATTGTTCCATTAGCAAAAGAAGCACTTAAATTTGTTCTGAAAAACTTATACATATAAGCTGGTGCATCTGAACTACCTATTTTCTGTGCATTTGGTGTGGTTGGTATCTTGTTCAGTATAAAGTTAGAAGAAGCACTTGATAATACACCATTCGGTGAACCTGTTTCTTCTATTGTTAAACCACTAACACTAGCAGTTGCATTCGCACCATTTAATGTTAAAGTAAATGAACTCGCTGATGGTAATGCACTAAGTGAACCACTTATTAATCCTTCACCGCTATTATTTGGTTTTGCTGGTAAGAACTGAGCTACAACCGTATTTCCTGTTACTGAACTACTTACCACTAAGTTAAATCCTGATACTTTGTATCCACCAAGATATCCTACTTTTACTATTGTTACAGTTCCTGCACTATCTAAATAGTTTTTTACTGTATATGGTGTGTAATAATCACTATTATAAGAACCAAAAATCTTTTCAAATTGCTCAAAGTTATTTACGATTGTAGGTACAAAAGCTGGGCCTTTATTAGTTGGACCAATTATAGCTGCACCTATTTCAGATACTCCTTGAGGTAAAAAAGATAAATCTCTCTCACGAGTGAATACACCTGGACTGACTATTCTCTCTGCCATGTGTTTTCTCCTTTAAAGGTTTTAAAAATTAATATGAAAATTCATTATATATAAATATAAAGAAAATTCCCAAAATACAACCGATTAAGGATTTATTTAAGATTGTTCTACTTCTTCAGCAGCTTCTTCTTGTGGTGTTGGTGTAAATACGCCTGTTTGTGGGTCTAATTGACCTGGTCCGTACTTTTCATTCAATTCCTCAACCAATTTACGTTCAGAATCCTGAATATCTTTGTAATCAGCATCCATCTTTACTTCAGCTTCTTCTAAAGCATCAGCTTGTTGTTGATTAAGAATCTTCTGAACTTTCATTTGTCCAAAAGAAGCTTGAATGTTTTGATAACTTTGACTTAAATCTTGAAGAGACTTTAACTCTTCATCAGTAAATTTAATTTCTTCAGCCATTTTAATAACTCCTTAGTTTTGTTTATTAATAGTAATATATATCATATAATTATACGAAATACAATTTTTTTATTTGTTTTTTAGTTCTTCTATCTCTTTTTGTTGAGATTTTACGATTTCTGTTAGTTCTTGAACTGCTTTCACAAGTGGTGTAATAAGTTCAG